AATCTACTTTGTCTCCTGGTACACATTCCATTGTTAATATAGGTGTTAAATTACCCATATTTGCTGATAATTTCACATCATGTGTTAAATCAAACACATTCTTTTGTGGTTTGGTCATTTTGACCGAATTAAATAAATTTTTAGCCATTTTTTTGTATGTTTTTTGTTTATAATCTAATACCTCCACGACTTACATAATAAGTTCGTGATACTTTACGATAACCGCCTTTTTTACGTCCGTATGAACGTTTCATTGATCTTCTACGTCTCATGTTTTTTGTTTTTAATTGTTTTTAATTTGAATACCAATTCTGAATTTCTCACTTCTTTCTAATAACTTAAGGGCATTTTCTAATGTTTGGTTTTTAATAATTGGGTACCCATTGTAAAAGATGCAGTAGATTTTGATTTCCATAATTTAGTTTTTTTATTTGTTTAATAATGCTCCTACTCCTATTTTGATTAAATCTCCAAATAAATTGGAATTTATACCCATATTAGTTTGTAAGTTATTTTGATACTTTTTAAATGTATTTTCCAAATTTTGTCCTTCTAATTTTGCATTTACTAATGCTTCTGTTGCTTTTGTTAAAGCAATTTGTTGAGGTGTAGTTAAATTTTGCCACATACGTGTTTGTGCCATTGTTTGAATATCTTGTTTTAACTTATCCCTGGTTAATGGATTAAGTTCTCTTTTATTGTCAATTTCTTGAATCAATGCTTGTACTTGTTTTCCCTTTAAAATGCTTGACTGCATTTTTTCTTCTAATAAATATGGACTTTGGTCTGTTATATTCTCATTTTCCAATTGTTTTCCAATCGCTTGTTGTTTTATTAGCTCTGTAGATGCTTCTTGTTGTTTTATTTGTGCCTCTGTTCCTTTTATGTTATAATATGTCATTAATGCATTTGCTCCTATGTTTGTATCTAATTTGGGTGCTACAAAATCAGGTGTTTTCATATCTGTACTTCTTATTACAGGACTATTAGTCATTTGTCCATATATAAGGTTTGGATTCAAACCTGCTTCTTTAAATCTTTGCATTTGTTGACTTGGACTATTATATGCATTTTGCATATTCCAATCCGCTAAAGCGTCTGCTCTTTGTCTGTCATACATTTGTAAATTAAATGCTTGTTGTCTATTGTTTAACCTATTTGTATTATACATGTTTAATAGGTTACTTGCTAGTTGAGTTCCGCCTGTTATTGCGGCTGCTCCTAATGCTAATGGTATAGGCATGTTTTTAGTTTTTTAGTTTTTAATCTGTCACTTCGCCCTTGTTTTTTATGTGTCGCTTATTTGCTCCGCTACGCTTTGCCTTTTTGCTTCACATTGTAAATATAGGGCTTTAGTGTCAATTAGCACTAATATATCAAGAGTATTAGTGCTAATTTTTTGTTAAAACGTGTTTTAACGTTACTACGCGGGGCTTTGCCCCTTGTTTGTGGTGACACAAAGGACGATTATAAATCATCCTTTGGCTCACCACTGTTTGATTCAACTACGTTGACTCTTACATTGTCTTTGTTTTCGTCGAGTTTATCGACTTTATTATATTTTTGTTTAATATCATTTATCTCATTTGTATATAAATGAGCTAATTCTTGACGTTCTGCTAAATCTAAACGTCTCCAATCTGGTAAATCATTATCTTCTCCTTCCCATATTGGTGTTTTTACTCCATCAATAGGTAAACCTCTTGAATGTCTTTCTAATATTGTTCTAATGGACATTGTTTGGTCAGGAATAGTTAAACTTGGTAAAGTATTAACTTCATAATTTTTTTTAAATGTTTGTGCATTCATTGAATGTTTTATCATATATGTCTGTTTTTTTCGGCATTTTTATACATTTTTTCAAATGAATGTATATGTCTTTCAACAATAATTTGTTGATAATTTTCGCCGAGTTCTGTTATTAATTTGTTTTCTTCTTTTTCTGATTGTTCTTTTATATGATTGCTTATACGTACTTTATCAAAATCTGAATATATTTTGTCTTTATAATATCTAGGCATTGCTATTTTCTTGTTACCTTTTATATTACAATACATTCTTTTTTCTATATCATTTTTATGCCATTTAATCATTTTTTCAGTTAAATAATTACTACCTAATCCTTTTGACATTAGACTAAATTCTTTTTGTCTATCATCATTATGATGTAATGGAATTTTACCTTTTTTGGTCATATATTTTAATGTATAACCAATACTTGCTTCATTTACATCTCCTATGTAAATCTGTCCTAAAGGCCTCCGTTCTAATGTCCATGCTTGTTCTACTTTTTCTTTATCTGCATTAAAGATGATTAAATGATAATGAGGACGCATTCGCTTTGTGCCATATTCGCCACATACATAATATTTTAACTTTTGGTTGCTTAACTTTCTAAGACGTTTCATAAATTTTTGTACGTCTGCTTTATCTAAATTCATAAAGCCGTTATTTGTTATTGGTACTACCTCTGTATTATATGTTAATGTTACAAATAAAGCACTTTGCGAACGCTCTCCCTCTTTTACTAACCTAAAACTCCAACCAGATGTACGACGTTTTTTACATGGGGGGCATTTTGAACATGGTACAGGTATATATTCACCTGTAAATTTGTCCTTAACATGAAATGGCGTTATACATTTTGTTGACATTAGAATGTTGGTGTACCATATTTAGGCATTGGTCTAACTGCCTTAATTTTATTTAATACATGGCAATATAACTTTTGAACTGAAGGGTCTTCAACTGCAAATATACGAGCAGTTGCTTCAGGTGTACATTCAATAAAATCTTGGTTTAATTCAGGCTCTGTATCAAAAATTCGACCTAAATGCCAATAATCTAATGTATTTCTAAAATCTCCAGCTACTCTTGAAGGCATATATTTATACTCTGCATATCTTGGTACATATCCAAATGTATCATTTGCGTTAGGTGTATATGCATATAATTCATTTTTAGTAACTTCTTGTTCTCCAATATGAGCAAATGAAGGCCAGAAATATTCTAATGGGTCATTTTTTAAGAATGTTTTTGGTATACCTTGTTGATAAGCTGTTTTTGGCATTACTGACATAATTCCAATAATGTAACCATGTTCTTCACAATAGTAACTACCTGTTCTTCCTGATGATACTGAAATACCATGTCCAGCCATATTACCCTGAGGTGTAGTGTCTGTTTGTCCGCTCTGTAATACTTCGCTAACTACTACAGGACTCTTAACGCCTGTAATGTATTCTGGTCTTTGTAATCTTGCATCACTTGATTTAACTCCAAAATGAGCTAAAATGTTTTCTATATATCTTGTACCTCCACGTGCATTCTTTTCTAACCACTCTTGTAATCTGAATGCTCTACGTAATTCATTAATTGTTGTTGGTTGAACATCTAAACTTCCATTTGGGTCATATACTGCATTTTCACTATTTACTTGTAATTGACCTGGTGTAAATGATGATACTGTACCACTTAAAGTAGATGTTCTGTTATCTGCATCTCTAAATAAACCTCCGGTGGTACCATCATTTAATTCTACTTGTCCTAAAGGTATATCTACTGCAGGACCTTTTTGTGCAAATGGTAAAGATGCTGTAAAATAATCATGTTCCCAAGCTCTTTTTCTTAATGTTATTAAACGTGTATAATCTGGGTCTAATGCAGAAACGAATTGATTTCCGTCTTTTAATTTATAATCAACAGGTGGGATTAAATTTTGATCTCTGTAATATTCATTATAAATTGCTTGATATGCCGCTAATGGTAATGCATTAATATTTTGTGCACTTCCTCCGGGATTAATAGGTGGTACACCTAAATAATCTAAAGTTTGTAAACCGGGTGTTAATACAGGATTTGTTGTCCACGAAGTATTAACTTGTATAAATGGACTTACTATGTCTGAATTTGCATTTGTAATAAACTTTTCCCAATTATCCCATAATATACGATTTGGTACAAAGAAATAATGCATTGTTACATCCATTCTGTGCATAACGGGTGCTACCATAGGTGCAAATCTTATCATTGATTCACATGATAAATCTACTTTGTCTCCTGGTACACATTCCATTGTTAATATAGGTGTTAAATTACCCATATTTGCTGATAATTTCACATCATGTGTTAAATCAAACACATTCTTTTGTGGTTTGGTCATTTTGACCGA